ATTGTGCTAAACCTCTACGATCCAAGGGAAACATGAAGTTGATCTGTCCTCCCCAGTTCTCAGCTACCGTGTAGCTTCTCTGTAGCATCTCATCATCAAAGGGAACCGTATGATTCCCCATGTAGAAAGGACTGAATGTCATCGTTGCACCATTGCAGCTGACCCCAGAACCGTAGTGCTGCCTTGAAGGAGCACCATTGTTCTGGAATTGGACCGCCTGATTAGTTACATTTCCCGTCGCTGCTGCGACTGGATTAGACACATTCTTAGTCTCACCTTCTGCTCTTACAGGAGCTACTGAGAGAAGACTGACAAGGAGACAGTAGTAGAGTCCGTTTCGATAGTTCTTTCGATCTCTGTGAGTTCGATTACCTGACTTGCTGCTCGTGTTACTACTTCTAGTGAGAAGTCGGAACCAGCTGTGTGCATGTTGAAGATCGAATCGCTGTCTACTATGCCTCCAGAGCTTGCTGAGGAATGGGTTATGTTGTCCCCAGACCATTTGTTTAACGCTGCTCCATAGGTGGTTGTTGTTATCTCTTCTGTTATTTCTTGAGATGTAGTTGTAGTACTGTTCATTGACCCTTGGGTGAAGTTGGGTTGTACTAATTCAGCTTTTACTACCGTGGGTGATACCAGTAGGAAAAGTAAAAGCCATTTGTTCATTCTTCTTTCTTTTTAGCCATGGGACAATTTACGGTTGTTTGTTTGCCATTACCACCTTTATTTCCAGTGGTCAAGCCGAATGTCGCAAGTGCTCCCGTAAACACACTAGCAACGAACGTGATATCTGAGTTACCTGATTTCTTCACCATAGGTAATTCTACGTAGTTCATCGTAATGATAAATCCACTCCAAACCACAACGCCAAGTCTGACGAATGTACCAAGAATTTGGATTTGATGTTCTTGATCCTCAGCAGCATCTTTCAGTTTTCCGAGGAGTCCTTTTTCTTTTTCTTCTGGCGGTTTTCCTTCCATTTATCAACTTTTTTCTGTAAGAACTTTTGGATTTGCTTTTTAAGTTTATCAAACAAAGGAGTAGCTAAGGTGGTAGTGGCTACAGCTGCAACAGCTGCATAGGTAGCAGTAGCTACGACTTCTGCACTAGGTAAGGGTAAATCTATTTTTACAACAGGTACTCTTAGAGTAGGTTGTTCAGTTGTAGCAGTTTCTTCATCTTCAGTTTGTTCTGGTACTTCTTCCATCTGTACCCCTGCTGGGGCTGTCAAATTTTGAGGAGGAATGACAATCGGTGGAAAGTTTGGCATCTCAGCTGTTGGTTGCTTTAGAGGGATGCTAGGCATATCTAAAGCCCTTGGAAGATTACCGCGTCCTAAATTTATGGATGGAAGTTCCATTAATCTGATTCTTGATCAATAGATTGAACTTCGTTAGTAAAACCTTTATAATCAGCATTAGCACTTGTATTTCCATCTACTACGTTTTGTGGAGTGGTTAAATTAGTTAAAGTCGCATTATCTGATTCTGTAATTGTTCCAGTTGCATAAGCGTTGCCACCAGCATTTGTGTAGCTGGAATGTGCAATTCCTGTCCCACCATTTCCAAAATACTGGTTACCGTTACCAGCACCTACCCAACCATCAGAACCACCTAAACTAGCAATTGTAATTTGTATATCTTGACTACCAGTAGTTCCTTCTCCATAAGTACCATTAGTCGGTCCATCTACAGCCTCCCAAACCATAAGAATTCCATTTTGCCAACCTTCCTCAATTTTTATACCACAGTAAACTTTACCATCAACTTCTTTTATAAGCGTTGCTCTTGCATTAACAGTGGAACCATTTCGCTCTACTGTAACTCTCTTGGCCCAGTCCCAGTCTTTTGTAGTATTAGTAAACTCAGCTCTAGCAAATATCGGAGTGTTTTTTTGTGAGTTGTTTTTTGCATAACCAGATGCATATAACCTACTGTCATTTTGGCTATAATCTAAGCAATCAATCCATAAACCTTGATCAGTCGCCCAGCGAGCTTTAGTACACGTTCCGCTATCTGAACTATTAATAAAGAGTACGCTTACTTGCCTTTTTTGTGCACTTGGATAAGTAAATCCAGCACACATTATATATTGATAAGTATTAACAGCAGTGACTCTATAGGTATCGTGACCATAATGTGTATTTGGATAAGTATTTAGGAATCGCCACCAATGGTCTATTCCGTAATAATTACTCCCTATCTCACCACTACTATTTATGGTATATTCGTTACCTTGGTGATATCCGTTATTAGCACGGTACATAGTCCAATCACTACCTGAAGTAGTGGTGTAAGCAGCATGATCTTGAGTATTCAAACGCTCTTGTATTTGCCAAGAGCTATTTCGCCACCAAGCAGATTTACCAAAATCACTACCTGCATGATCACCATCAGAAGCTTTGAAAACACACATGAACTCATTATCTGTAGTTCCAACTGAAGACCAAGTACCTGGATAACCATAACCACCACTACCTACTTGTTTTAAGTACATACTGGTGTCAATATATCTATCTTGTGCATCATTAGCGTGACACTTTACCCATTGACTGCGGGTAGCACCATGGCCATTTCCTCTAGCCTGCCAATATCCACTTCCTGTTCCATTGTATACAGGTATACTTAGGTTCCAACCACCAGACGCAGAAACAGGTGCAGCCGAATGTCTCACTGACCATGCTTCACTACCACTACTACTTATAGCTACGTGTACAATATCTCCATAAGAAGTAGTACCTGATGGTTGAAAATCCAGAACTGAACATATAAGATTACCGTTATAAGGTGATCTAGCCATACCTCCAGCCCATCGAGTATTACTTTGCCCTGTTGTTGGAGATTCTAATCCTCCCGATCCATCGGATGAAACCATAATTTGTTTCACCCATTGTACTTTACCAAATTTATTATGCTTACTAACTATACAACCACCTCCTCCTTGTTTGGTCCAAGAAGTGTAGACGTTACCATCACCATCAGCTTCAATATTCATTGGCCATCTTAATCCAGTATGGGCACTTGATTCTTGGGGATATCCTTTTGCCATAAGCCACCAATACTCATCACCTCCGCCCATTGGAAAGGCTCTACCTGATACTCCTCCGCCTAAGCCTAGGACACCAGTCATAGGCATCTCTTTTACATAACCTAATATTGCCATATTAATTACCTACGCGAAGTTCGAGAATGATCCTAAAACAGTCCAAGCATTTGCTCCAGTTTTAATAATTGTGTATGCATAAACATCATGTCCTGCTGCTGATCCTGCACTTGGTGCGGCTGCTCCAGACCATTTTTCAGTTATTGCATTACCATCAATAGTCATTTGAGCACTGAATCCTGCAGCGGCAGCTGTGTTTATAATGACTACTGAAAGTGTATCTCCTGTATCTACTCTGTCATTTAATGCAGTAGATCCATCATATCTTAAGTTAGGAGTAGAGGTTGTGGTTTCAGCAGTAGTAAATAAGAAAACATTACCTGCGGATAGATTGATATTCTGGTTGTCAGATAACTTACCAGCAGTAATAGTAACCTTTTCAGATAACAAACCAGCTAGATTTATAGCTCCAGTTGTATTAGCAATTATTCCTTTTGTACCTGTATTTGCATGGTACAACTTGAAGTCACTGTTAGTACCTAAGATTACTTGTTTGTCATCTCCTAAATGTAAATGTTCAGAAGAAGTCCAAGCATCTGTTGCATCAACCCAGTTAAATGTCTTGTCGGATGCTCCCTTCAAAGTTAGGCCACCTCCGTCGGCGGTCGTATCACTAGGAGAAGCTACCTTACCAAGTTCAATATTTTTATCAGCTACTGTAATGGTTGTAGATGAGACAGTAGTAGTCGTACCTTGAACAGTAAGATCGCCTGATACTGTTAATGAAGTTAAAGTACCAACTGAAGTAATTGCTGATTGAGCAGCTCCAGTTACAGTTGCAGCAGAACCAGAACAGTTACCAGTTACATCACCAGTCAAGTTGCCTACCATACCACCGTTAAAAGTAGTAGCTGATAATGCTCCAGTTGAAGGATTATACGTGAAACCTGTATCTGTTTCTATACCTTGTGTACCTGTAGCACCATCAACAAATACTGGATAGACAGTTTCGTTAGTAGAGTTATTGGCAACAGCAGTTACGTTAGTTGCTTCAGTTGCAGTAGCAGCATTACCTGTACAAGAACCTGATGGTCCTGATACACCACCAGTAACATTACCTATTAGGTTAGCAGTAACAGTAGTAAGGGTTAATCCACCTGTAGATGGGTTGTATGTTAATCCTGTATCTGATTCAGCTCCTTG